TGTCAAATATCCAGCCGTACCATCACCAGCCCAACCTTGATCTACAGTAAAGACTGGAACACCTGCGGTGACAATTAACGTACTAATACCTGGAGCTTTCCAATTCAATACAGAAGAAGGTTGATCATGTGATGCCATAACCCATAAAGCATCAAGCTGAGCCCAGATACCCCTTAGTTTAAGTTGAGAAATCATATTATCTATCAACAAAATACGATTCTCATTAGGCAGCGTAGTCATTGCATTAAGTAACGTCAATGTTTCTGGTTGAAGACCACTTGGTACACTCAAAGTTTTGATTGCACCAATATTCTGTAAATAATTATTGATAATTACAGTTAGATTAGCTACATCTGTATCAGACAATGCACCTCCAGTATAAGCAATGGATAATTGTTGATTACCAAAATTTGTTGCACCAAGTAAAGTCATAGCTGTCGGCATAGCCGTTGATGCTGTGGCATCACTAAAAACAACAACTCCATCTCTAAGCAATTGGCGCGCAGTTGCTCCACTTCTACGAACCGTAAAATGTGATGGCACAAATGGGGATGTTAGAGAATATGCCATACTGCCAACAGTAGCATCATTTATTGTGACTTGGACAGTTTGTTGCGGAGATGCAAAGGCAGTAATACGAGTCAATGTATTTAAATAGAATGTGATACCAAGACTAGTACCACGATCTCGCATAAATACACCGCCACAAGAAGCGTTTTGTGTATAATTTCCTCCAAACGTGCTTGGATTATATCCAGTTGCCACAAGACTGGCACTAACTCCATCACCAGCCCAACCTTGATCTACAGTAAAGACAGGAGCATTAGTGACGGTTAATGTCAATGTCCCCGGATTCTTCCAATTAAGCCGCGTACATTGATTATCTGCACCGGCCAAAAAATACAGAGTATCAAGTTGTGTCCACAAACCCTTAGCCTTGAGCTGAGCAATTGTATAGTCAATCAACTGTGCCCTGGCCGTTGTCGGCTGTATTGTCATAGATGCAAGGAGTGCAGTTGTTTCTGGTTGAACTGGAAGAAAAGCACCAGGACCAGCAATAGGAATAATACTTGTCGCTGCACCTCCACTATTACCTTTCCCATAATAGAGAGTATTATCTTGTTCATTAAATGCGACTTCGGCAGCAGTAAGCGAGCTCGGTGCGCCAGCCGCGCCACCCGCTGCTCTCCGCTTTAACCGAACAATATCAGCCATCAGAAAGTTCCACCATCAATAGTGATACCATCGATCGTACCACCTGTGATTACTACCGCATTCGCATTCTGCGTAGCCATCGTACCAAGACCAGTGATATCTGTATTTGGTATAGAAGCAACTGCCGTGAGTGCAGCCGCACCAGCGCCCTTCACATAGCCAGTCAGTGTAGTTGCTCCTGTGCCACCGTTAGGAACCGTAATAGCAGTTCCATTCCATACACCAGTCGTAATCGTGCCAAGTGTCGTAATAGAATTTTGTCCAACATAGTTTGAAGCAATATCAATATTATCAGCATTCGCTATAATACGATTAGCTGTACCTACAACATCAATTGTTGAGCCAGTCTTGGTAAGACCTGCACCAGCAACGACCTGACCTGCTCCAGAAAACTGTGTCCATGTGACAGCGGTTGTGCCGATTGTACCACCCTGGTCAACGGTACAGACCCAACCACTATCGGCATTAGTTGTTCCTTGCTCCACAAACGTAAAAGCTGAAACAAGTTCAATCCAGGTATCAGCATCGGTTGATCGAGTCCAAGCGCCAGCGGCAACAACATAGATACCATTGGCAGATGCTGTTGTTTGATCCTTTACCAAGCAACGATCACCTGCAACCAATGCCACACCGTCGATAGTCTGAGTGCCACTCAGTGTAATATTTGCTCCTGATGTCGCTGCCTTCACAGAAGCTTTAGCATCTAGTCCTTGTGTTACATTATCAACGTAATTTTTGGTTGCTGCATCTTGCGGATTTGTTGGATCAAGCAACCCAGTGATTTTATGACTGTTCCAACTAACATCAACCGTTGGAGCAGTAAGCTGATCAAGACGTGTGGCCAAGACATAAGCTGTGGTGGCTATCTGAGTCGTGTTTGTGCCATTCGTCGCGGTAGGAGCCAGAGGTGTGCCTGAAAAACTTGGTGAAGCTAGAGGAGCAGCGCCCAAGTCGGTCATCAATTGGGCAGAAGTCACATCAATCGGTGTCGCTGAAGCACCAGTATTGTTCCCTTTGTAAGTATGAGCTCCCATGGTGCCAAGACTGGCATTGGCGATTCCATTAGCAGTGATACCAATATTAACAGCACCAGATCCACCACCAGACAGGCCGTTTGAAACGGTGATGTTAGTAACGCCGGAAGATACTGCGGAAATAGCACTCTGCACAAACGCAGTCGTTGCAATCTTGGTTGTGCTATCAGAACCAGGAGTCACAGTTGGCGCGGTTGGTGTTCCTGTAAATGCCGGTGAAGCTAATGGGGCTCTAGATGTATCAGTCGGATGTACATGATCACCACGTGCCCATTGTGTCGCAGAACCAGCAGCAGCCGTTCCATTCATCGTTGGGACTGAAGTAGAAGCCAACCCCTGTCCACCGATAGCTGGAATTACCGAAGCAGTTCCACCAGCACCACCAGTTCCTTCACCATAATACAGGATATGATCAACTTCATTGTATGCAAGCTCAGCATTCGCCAAGCTGGCTGGAGCTCCTGGAGAGCCACTAACTCGGCGTCTGACACGAATTGTGTCAGCCATTAGAAATTCCCCCCATCAAGAATATCACCTGTGATTGCTAATACCCGTGACCAGTTCGCACTTTGTCGTCCGTAGGATAAACCATCATTTGGTGCATCAGGTATCGTCTTATTATCTACATACTGCTTAGTCGCCGCTTGAAGAGATTCCGTAGGGTCATCACCAAGGGTGACTCCATTTTCAACAGTCATACTTCCCTCGAAGTAGTTCATAGAAGCCAAACCCTTAGAGTAGATGTTGTAGATCTTACCCGGATTAATAGTCAACCCTGTCGTAGGGCTATAGGTAAGATTAGAGTCACCATAAAAAGCTCCCATAGGATTATTGGACTGCAAAGCATAAAGAGGTCCAGCTGCATAAGCCGAACCACCACCACCGGAAGCCTCAGTCCAAGCTGCATTCTTCCGTCCATAGAGCCTACCATCAACAGGCGCATCTCGAAAAGGAGCTGTTACTGGACCAACAAACTTTGGATCAGTGATCACATATTCACCACTTGACCCAGCAAGAGCAACAGGCAAATTTGATTTTAAATAAACCGGAAGTGTTCTCACATCTTGAACAGCAGGAAGTTTTCTTGGATAAGAAGTTGCCTTTGGAGGCATAATTGTCGAAGGACCAATTGCTCCTAGTTTATTCAAAACATTATTGGTCATTTCAAATGCTCTAAAAGTTGAACCACACGGTCATCAGCATCATCAGCGCGTGCCATTTTCACCTTTGGTATCTGCACCTTCCGTGGGTCAGAACCACTTTTAGAGGCTACTCCTCCTGGTTTCCCACCAGCACCCATTGCCGGTGTTTGAAGAGCCATCTGTTGTTCTGCCTTTTCTTGTTTCTCAATTTCCTTGAATTTCTTGAGCAGAACTTGGTAGTCAAGATTCAAGGGGCTCGAATAAAGGAGCTTATTATTCGTAACCGCATCCGCAAGCCATTGGACGAGACGTGCTTTGTTCTCTGGATCAAAGGAGAGCTCAAGGATCTGGTAAACTGAGATAGCGGCCTTCATCTTAGTGTCATCAACCTTGACTTGATCACTATCTGGCTCACGTAGATATGAAGGCCAAACAGCTTGAAAAGAATTGGTCCACTCATAAAATGCTTCGCGGTACGTGGTCTCACTGTATTTCTCCGGAAATTTCTTACGTAACATCTTGAAGAAGGCGGGGGTCCAAGCACGGTGCATGACGATACGATCAAGAAACCGGTATACCGGGTCCATGGTCTCCCGGAGTCGGTCCATGTATCGCGCAACCGCCTTCGCGTCCTCCGACCCTTCCCCAAACCCCTCGGCGAAGGACTCTTGGGTGAGGAGTTTAACCGGCATGTCAACAGCGTTCGCTATATTCTCCAAGATATTGCGTCTGGCAAGAACATGTGGTCCCTCCAGGTTTTGCATATTAAGAGATTCAATTTCTTCTTCCGGGGTAATATTTAGGACATTACCTGTTTCTGCTTCTTTTACGAGGGCTCGCTTAAATCCGGCGGCCCAGGACATGATGTTATCGACAAAGTTTCCTGGCTGCTTAATCTTTGCGACAAGCACTCCAACCTTTGTTTCAACCAAATCATCTGCGATAAGGGACTTAATATAGGATTTGAGTGGGTAAAAAGCCCGCTGATAGGCACTTCTTCCCACAAAGCCAAAAGCGGAGGTTGTATATCCGAGATAGATAGGTTTTTCATTTGTGATTGTCACTGTTCGTGATGGATGATAAACAATACCAGATACAGCAACCTCGGAGTATTTCATAAAATCCATAGCATTGGGATTTTGATTTAGTACAAGACTCCCCGCAGTATTAAGTGGATCAAGTATATTAAAACCAATATTAAGCTCAGGCAGATCCCAGTAGCTGATAGTGTCATTGCTTTTCACCCCATCTATGAGAAGAGCGATAGAAGCAATGCCATAAATGCGACTAACAGTAAGCAGATTATGAACCAGAAAATCACCACCAAGGTTTTTCCATTCCTCGTTGAACGCATCGACGCAGTACTCCGCTGGACTATCGGGAACTTTGATACTACGTTTCTGTGCCATTGCGAGGGATACAGGACCTTCGACAATTCGCGATCCAAGTGGATGGTATAGATAGATTTCCTTGCAGGTTTGATATGAAACCACATCACCAGGAACTATGTCTGGAGCAACCAATAGTTCCTGGAGAGCATTACCAGGAGTTGTGCCGACAGAAGCTGATGGAACAGAAATAGACATTTTAACCTGTGGTTAGCGAAAACGTTGCATTCGCAGGACAACTTACAACGAAGACGCCATTTGTGAAGTTGCCACCACCTCCAAGGTTCCAGGGAGAAGTTGGTGCTGTCACTCCTGGTGGTGCACTAGGTCCTGGTCTGTAAGCGAAGATAATTGGAGCCAACGTATTAAGATCAGCAGCATACAAGGCTTTAGGTGGGGATGAGGTTGCTGTAGGAGCCGCAGCCGCGTCAACCAGGACTAGAGGGGTGCGTGCGTCAGCCATAGAAGAAGGAGTAGCGATGGTAAGACCTGTGATTTTGGTGTCGGTCGTCGTCGCGAGTTTTGTTCCAACACTAGCGGAAGTAACTGCTGTAACGGTCATCTATATCTCCCGCTTAAACCAGATTCTGACCAACGTATCATCTGTTACAATATTTGATAACCAAACCATTTCCCAACCCTGAACACCAAGAGCATTCAAATGATCACTCCATTCTGCAGAGGTGTTGGTGATAAGAAAATCTTCCACAAGATATTCCCAACCTGGAACTGGCGGACCAGGATTAATTGGAGAAATTGCGTCTGGATCGGAATCAGACATCAGTATCCTTCCCAGTTGCCAAGCCCAATGGCAACTCCATAGGTGAAACAGTCCAGAAGGTCATCCTGGCGGTCCTCTGTATCACCTACCCGGAAACCTAATACTTGTCCAAGAAGATGATTTTTGGAAACCTGTTTGAACGTAATATGGCGATCATGGGCCGTCTTAAGAATCTTAACTTTACCCTGATACACATAACCGCTCACGTTAATGGCCCTTTCGGCCTTTCCAAGCTGAGTAAGTTTCTGAGGAAGTTCGCTTGCGGGCAGGTTTCTACGTCTTGCTTGTTGTAGCAGGATAGATCCGGACGCTTTATCTTCGATGAAAGCACCACGCGAACCAAGACGTGATCCACATTTGGCCGCATACTCCTCAAGATTTCGATACACGACCGGCAACCAAAGTTCAAGCATGCTGCCTTCTATTTGAAGATACTCATAATCAATAACCTTAAGCCAGTGCTCATCACCCAGTTTTTCATATGCCCAGTAGATACAACCTGTGCCATCGGCTTCTTTTCCGGTTTTGACTGCCGTATCAAGCGTCGCAAAGACATACATACAACGATCCGGAAAAGGCTCTGGTAGATCATCGGTTAACAGGTTCTTTAGGGAGAAGAATGCTTCACCTGACCAATCTACAAACTGAGCTAGATACTCCTGGGCATAGACTAATGGATGGTTGTCGGCTTCCAGGCGTGCAAGCTCATCAGCTGGGAGATATGGATTTGAATGTGAGGGGGCATGATACTCTGAGAATCCGTATTCTGGGAGATTGCAGATTCTCCAGAAGAGGTTATCCTCATTAATTCCATTAGTATTTGATGCAACAATCGCCGCTCCTCTGAAGTCCAGAAGCGTAGGTCTAATGGCTTTTGTCCAGATGTCGATTGCGTTAGGCTTTGTGAAAGCTGCTTCGTCAATGATAACAAGGTGGTATCTTCTTGAACGACCGGCTTTTTCGTCTTCCAGAGTCCAAAGTTCAATACGGCCTCCTGTCGTCGTATGAAGCACCCCCAGGTTGCGAGATGAAGAGCGCACAGCCGGTTCTAGTGTAACCTCGTTCTCGCTGTACGCTTCACTTGCATAGCGATAATTGGGTACGAACCAACCGACTTGTGCGCCCTTTGCCGCGAAGTCACAAGCTATTGTCTTAAGAAAAGAGGTTTTGCCCCATCGGCGTCCACATCGCAGGGCCTTGAACCTTGCTGGGAGCATGAAAGCATCTATCTGCCCCGAGTGTAAGCTGGGAAGACTGATAACTCGGCCGTCTGTTGCGCGAGGGAACTGGATTATCTGTCCCATACTATTTCCAAGTGGAGAAGCCGGACCGGTGGGGGGCGGCGGGAATCCGGCTTCTCCTATCGAGCATTGGTGTCGGGGGACTTAGCAGTATGCTCGATATCCGTAAGTGCATGTTCTAGCGAATCGATCCCATGCTTTATCTTGTCTGCTACCATGTGAACCACTACTGGATCATGAGCAGCTGACTTAATTTCATCAACCAAGGCATTCAGCAAAGTGAGAAGGGCTTCGTGAGTTTGAGGTTCAGCCATCTATACGATACCGCGTATGATACTTGTGTTCAGGGCCAGTTTGGTGTATAGTATTTTGTAATTGGCAAAAGGAACTGTCATGTACTTAATTGGACCAATTCTGTGCTTAATCGTTGCTTTCATTAGCTTTCATGTGCTAATGGTTGCTTCGCTGATAATGGCTTTCCTTGAACTGGTGACAGGAAAATTTTTCAAAGCTGCGCTCTATGTCTGCTTATTCATGTTCTTGGAAAATTTGCTAATTGCTGATCCACCCGTTGACATGATACCAATATACAAAGCTTACCTAATCCTTGGAATTGTGTTAGAAGCTGTGAAATGGTTTATCGTGAAAGCATGGAAATGGAATAACAGACCTGGGCTAGTGAAGTCACTAGCCCAGGAGGAAATCACATTGGTCAACAGAAATGGAACCTGGGTGCCTAAGAATGGTCGGGGTCCTTACCGTTCCCCTTTGGGGAGGAGGCTCCAGGGGAGCCGCCGGAGGATTGGTGGTCGGGCATGATAATATTCGTACCTGGAAGCTGTGGGAGCCCACCCTCTATGCGGATAGTTAGACCTGCTGTCACGTCTTGGGTCACCTGGGCTAACCTGGGGTGGATATACACCGAGACAGCCTTCGCCGCATCAATGCGAACCGGCATTGGCAAACGTTCATCACGATATACAGCGGTAAGGAATTCTTGGGGATTAAGGTCAGGATCATTGTATTTTGGTCTACTAGGCCCAAGGATTTCCTGTTCAGGTGGTTTTTTGGACAATGCAGCAGCACACCGGGAGGAGCCGGTTCTATGGGGTGGACGTGTCAATCCAGAGTGGCGGCACCACTCGCGGAGACTGCGTCCACGAGTCTATGTCTGCCATACCACATATGGGCTGGCGATTGCAAGGGGTAGTAGCTGCGGCATTGTGCCGCAGCTAAGACAAGGAGAAGTAAATGACCGAAAATGATGATAAGGTTAGAATGCCAGGGGTTGACCGACCTGGGGGTCCTGATTTTATGAATCGACTAAAGGATAGCCTGGGGAGAAGTCCAGATGCGGGTCTTGGAGATACTCCCAGTGAGGTGACGAAATACGCACCTCCCAAGGTGAGAGAAGCTGCCGCCAGTAAGAGTCCTACCCCTTTGCAACGGATAGGGGAATACGTTGTCAACCTCAAGTGGCATGATGCTATGGCCATGGGTCGGGGCATTAAGAGCAAGCTTGAAGGAGAAAATGGAATTGCCGTTGAACAACTCGTATCGGCGATCCAATCCTGGGCCTGGGAATGGCAGACATTTATTGATGATGAACAACCTGGAGGATAGCCTGTAGGGACCCTCCGGGCGCGACTTACGTCGCCCTGATGCCCGGAGCAACTGGCTGCTGAGGATGATGGAGGCTTCAGCAGCCCCTTTTTTGAACTTGCAATTGTAGCATTCCTGTTGTATAGTGTTTTGTAATAAGCTGTGGTGGAGTAGTGATGGTAAAGATCGTAAAGGGTGTTCCTATTCCTAGGATCAGGTATCCGTGGAAAAAAATGGAGGTTGGTGATTCATTTTTATTCCCAAAAGAGATTAGCCATCCCCAGGTTGGGAGTATCGTTGCTAAAGCAACCAAGCGATATTCACGGATGGGTTGCAAATATGTCACACGCAAAACAGATGAGGGGATTCGGGTATGGCGAGTGAAATGAGAAAGGGATAAGCTGTGGGGTGGAGATTTCGTAAGAGTTTTGGGGTTCCTGGGCTTAGGTTTAATGTGAGTAAGACTGGGTTTAGTTTGAGTTTAGGGGCGAGAGGATTTACAACGAATATTGACCTAAGTGGGAGAAGGAAGAAGAGAGTAATGCATACGGTCAGTTGGCCTGGGAGTGGGTTGTCGTATCGGTGGTGGGGGAGGTGGTTTAGAGGAGAATAAGCTGGGTGAGGTCGATTTGGATTGATATCTTGTTTTTCTTGCTAACGGCAATGATTGCTGCCGGATATTTGCATGATCAATTGATGCGGTAAATAAATAGCGGGATCTTTAATGTAGGTTATTGTTAAGATTATATGGGTGTGGTAGGTTGGTATTGGAGTAAGTTATTGGGGATGGTAATATGGTAGTAGAGGTTTGGGGATCTCAGTATAAAATCCAGTTTCGTCTCTCAACTTGTCTGATGAGTATGGAGACCGGCGCGCGGTTTTAACTGTGATTTTGTGTTATGCCGAGGAGCTACTTACCCCAGTACCAATAACAACAATTATGGAAATATAACACAAATAGCCCTTGCATATTATGGGCATAAAGGGCATATTGCGCATAGGCCGCCTAGCCGGGTGGCCACAACCCGCCCTTATAGGGCACAACCAAAGGTATACTTACCATGGTTACCACCAAAAAGCAAAATGCTACCACCAAACCCGCGCTTGTTACCAGCAACGCGCCGGTTGTACCCGCTGCCGCAGCACCCGCGCCGGTTGTACCGCCAAAGGCACGTTACGCCCCTGCCAGCACCATTGCTGACCAAGCCAGCGGCCTTACCATTGTAAGCACCCACAACCCTAAGCGCCCAGGCAGCGTTAGCCACACGCGGTGGGCAGCGGTGGGTGCGGCATTTGGCAGCGGCCAATACCCAGGTACCATTGCCGGGTATGTTGCGGCGCACAAGGCCGCAGCGGCTAGCACCCCTGGCGGCGGCACGTGGCCTACCGCCACCGCTGACCTGCTGTGGGGGTTGCAGCGGGGGTTTTACGCGGTTACCGCGCCCACGGGCAGCGGTAGCTAAACACCACAGGGGCGCGGCATGCCGCGCCCCTACCCTTTTACCCACATCAACCAAAGGTGCATCATGGTTACCAATGCGCAAGCCCGCGCTCGTCGGCGCAGCATCCTCGCGGCCCACGTCGCGCTTTACCTCGCGGCGGGTGGGCAAATCACCCAGTACCCACCGTCGCCTCGGCGGTGGGCGCGCAAGTTCACCCCGCTCGTAGGCTAGTCGGCATGGGCCGGGGGCAGTCGCCCTCGGCCCGATGCTTTGCCCGCGCGAATCATGGAGATCTAAGCGATGACGACTTACCAAGAACTTCGTCCGTTGATTGAGCGACTTCTGCAAGACAAGCGAGGACGGACAGTCCTCAAAGGTCATTGCTTCAACATCATAGGTATGATGATTGAATCGCGTGATGTGGACATGTTGACTATGGTCATGTCCAAACTGCCAGAGTCCGATGCCCGTGAAGTTTTGGAGATATCGTACAAGGAAGACTAAGCGAGACAATCTAAGCGAATCCAAGCGAATCCAAGCGAAGAGCTCCGAGCGATCGGGGCTTTTTTCGTTCCCGAGGAAATCTAAGCGATTCGGACTTTTTGCGATTCCAAGGAAATCTAAGCGATTCCAAGCGATTCCAAGCAATTTTAAGCGATTCCAAGCAGAGGAAATCCAAGCGATCATAACCTGGATGACATGCATGAGCTCGTTCATCTTGCTAGTATGCCACAGCCCGCGTGCGATTGCAAGCACAAAATGCAATGACTATAAGTTTTTTTGTTCATGTCCAAATACATTAGCACCAGAATGTCGTCATATGAAGATGATCGATATATTCCGTAAGAAGCAGGCTGTTGGTAAGGGAATGAGGAAATCTAAGCGATTCTAAGCATGCCAAATGGCACGATCTTAATTGGATCATGGAAATTCTTTCGCCAAAAGTTCAGGAGAAACTGGGTGAAATGCGATGATATTGATCGCCATCATCACCCAATTCGTAAAAATCACGGATTTTGGACCATTTTCAGATCGTTTTGAAGACTGATTTCTGGGAAGAAAGTCTAAGCGATTTTGTGATCGTTTCTGGGGAGCAGAGTCAGTGGACGAGAATAAGCTGTGGGTTAGTCTACCTCGGTGCTTTCTAGTTCCGCAGCTACTTGATCTAGGACCACGGATCGATGCATATGCTCCTTGGCTTGACTCGCATTGTAGGAAACAACTTCGTCTGCAAGCTCCTCGCAAATCTTCGAAAGAGCTTCGAGTATTTCGTAGAGTCCGTGGGCCTGTAGGAGGGTTTTTAGGAGGATACGGTCTGAACTGTGCATGATTTCTCCGTGAGGTTTGGTTAATGGTAGCATTGTAACACATGAACGGGGTGTTTGCAAGGGGGGTACCCCCATCTTTTTTGGGTGGTTTTAGAGAAGTCGTAAGCGGACCAACTTCCTTTCTGTACCGTGTGCTTTCATGACGCGCGCGCACAGGGGCGCGGAAAATGGAGACAGAAATAACTCGGTACAAACGGTACAAACGGTACAAGCTCTCTGCGCGCGCGTTGTAGTATAAAATTGTATCATTATACTCGGTACAATTACGGTACAAAAGATACCAAAAACGGTACAATTCCCATATTTTACACAACCTCCAGTTTATGTGGTGGCACAAACACACGACCAAGTGGCAAATTGCACAGTACAAATCCCCTACGCAATTGTACAACGACCGCAAGTATGTCACCAGTCGCCAAATGCACTCTAACCCTAGTCCCAGGAACATACGGATTGGCATATTTTACCTCCCTCACCAGCTCATTACCCGCTTCCAACTTCCTTAATTTTTGTATCACAACCTCAGGTATGCACTCAATTTTCCCACCAAAACGAACCCATCTAGCCACCACAGGCAATGTCGTTGGACCCCTAATATTCTCTACTCCCACCTTCATAAACACATATCCAGGAAACACAGGACTCAATACCTTCCTCGCTTTGCGAGCTCCATGCGGTCTACTCAACCGTTCATAAACCGGATAATACGACTCCACACCCGGACAATATTCTTCCAGTAACCCCATATAACGTATCTGTTTTTGTGGATTTATTTTCAACAAACTCCAATGCGACGAACTCCCCGAACTCCCTACAACCACAGGTCGATAATCCCGCATCATCTTTGCGACCTCCTTTATCAAAGATTCACTTTGGCGTTGTTCAATCAAACCCACGGACAAAATTCCCTATTCCCCTACCGGTTTAAACCACGCCTCTAGCATTTCTTCATCAAACCTATCAAAAGGTACAGAATACACGCGACGCCACCAACCACGAA